TGCTATTTTCCTTCATTATACCACTTACGCCACGTTTGTCAAGCCTCACAGGCTGTCTTGAACCGGCTTTCTTCATCTGCTCAAGCTCTTCATCTGAGATGTCCCACCTGGTCTTGCTCCACACGTTTTGTGCCTTTCTGCCGTTGAGGTATGTAACAGTACAGCCGCAGTTATCATGCCTGCGGTAAACGTCTTTGGGGACATCTTCGGGATAGTGATATTTACCTGCAAGCTTTGAACACCACTTACAGCAGCCGCCGTGATCGTTGCGAATGATGTAGCAGTCCAGTCCTGCATCAGAACGGAGCTTCACGTTTTTTTGAACATAATCGTTGTAAAAACTCTCAGTGATGTTCTGCGCCGGAGCTGTCATTCGCCGTATCATCTTATCTTCTGCAATATCCGGTACAGAAGCCGCATTAACTACTGCCTGCACACGCTCGGTAGGGAAAGCAGCCTGTTGAGGTGTGATGTTTATGCCTGCTTGGCTGTCAAGTGCTTTTTGGCATTCTGCGGCAGCAGAGTTTATAACATCGTAGTTGTCCTTGAGCACGCCCGTGAGTATGGTATCGGCAATGTTGTAGTACATCTTGCCGTCAGGCAATGCCGCTACGTTGACGTGTGTACCGATAGCCTGAGAAACTCTAAACCCGAGCTGTTTCGATAATAGGGCGACTTCTTCCATTTTCGCAGTGCCGCCCTCTATTTTCTTCAAGACAGATTGAATGTACTTGTCGGCCTTGCACGAATTTTGAAACTCGGCACGAATTTTTCCAAGCAGTTCTGCACCGATATCAGCCATTGTTTTCACCCTCTATGCCTGTGAGCTGACGGATACCCTTTGCACCCAGATAGTCAGGAACAGCCTGATTAATTTTCAAAATAGCGTCGCCCACACCCGAGAGTGCCGCAGAATCAGGTTCAAAAATAGGAAGCCACTGCGGTTTGATGTCACTGAAAGCATAGCGCATATAGGCCATGTTATCACGAACGCAAGCGGCAAGATAAGCCACGTTAAGGAAACCACTTCCAAACGTTCTCTGTGCCTTGCGTGCGGTAAGCCTGAGATTTTCGTGTGCTGCACGGATAGCTTCACAGCTGGCAGGATTGGACGTCGCAAAGCCCAAGTCGTCAAGAGTCAGCCCTGTTTCTCCGGCGAACAGCGAAGCTATAGACTTAAGTTGCTCAGAGTATGGTGACATGGACTGCTGCTGAAACTGTCCGACAGTAGGATTGCCGCCGTCATCATCTTTGGTGATAGTCAGCAGTGAGGACATTGTTGCACCCCATTTGTCCATTTTCTCGGCATCATCCGAAAGACCAAGTATATATTTTTGTGGGAAACTGTAAAACTCGGCTGATACTTCCGACCGCCTGAGCGTTCTCATAGCCTCCTGCACAAGCTCCATGCACGCCCTTGATATCCTGCTGTGACCGAAAGGACGAACGGCGTCAGGGCGGTATATGATAGGTACAAGCAGAGGGTAAGGTGCAGGATTGTCATAGATCTCAACATCATAGCCTCTGCGATATATCTCTGTCTGTTCGGCTGTGAAGTAGGCTTCAATGGTGGGGTTGAAATTGTTGTCCCGGTCAAGCACTGCATAGCCCTCACGAAGCATATTTGTGATAGGGTCGATAATGCCAGTAGCGTTACTGCCATCAATGACCTGTAAGCGTGGATAGCCTGTTTCATCAGCCGAGATATACACAAAACAACAAGAGGACACCAACGCTGAGAGAATGGCTGAATCAAAGAACACGTCACGATTATTGTTGTCAAATATCTCGTTGACGTAGAAAGTGTTGTCCTCAAAGCTGTCAAATACTATTCTGTCCGCAAGGGTATCAACAGCTTTTGCACACCAGCCTAGCACAGGACGCATCCAGTTATAGCTTGGTGGTATCATTTTGCCCATGTCAGTAAGGCCGTTCTTCATGTGATAGTAGTCATAGCGCACATTGACCCTCGAAGCCTTTGAAGAAAGCTTCTTTTTCAAATATGCCATGCCTTTGTATTCGCTCATCTTGTATATCCTTTCCAATTATTTCAACTCTGCGAGAAATATAAGCAGTGCGGCGGTGAAGGTCATTTTTGACCTCAAAAGGGGGCATACCCCCCATATTGTCAATAATTTGTTAAAAATTCTTCCAATCGTAGCATTGTGGTAAAACTCGGTTGGAAATCAGGTCAAGAGACTGGTCAAACACCTGTTTTTCCACCAATTTGTCAGATTTCTGGCGATTACAACACCAATGTGCCAACTGCAAGTTTGAAATGTCCGAAGGGTGACCGCCTTTGGCAATGGGTATGATATGATCTATGCAAGCTGACAGTGGGTGCGGATATTTCAATGAAAAATCAACAGGCTTACCACAGATACCGCAAACTGTTTGGGTAGCGTAGATTTTCTTCTTGTTGATACGGAACTGCTGTTGGTGTGAACCGCTTCGGTCTGGTCTTGGTATTGGCATTGTATACCTCCGTGCAACGCAAAAGCGACCGCAAAATGCAGCCGCTATGTTATTTCTTTCCAAGCTTTATGAGCTTGTCGTTTGCTGTTGTCTTACCTCGCAATACGAGTCCATCTTTACCGATCGTGCCGTGATGAGTCTTCGTTCTTTGATAAATATCATTTTTATCTGCTGATTGCATTCTGCCGCCATGAACTTTTTGAACAGTGGTTGCTCTTGAGTATTCAAACGAGATAGAACCGTCACCCTGCTTTTTAAAAACAGGTTTTGAATATCCATTCTTTTTAGCAACATTTTCGAAACGTTTCATAACTGTTCGTTGTTCTGACGTTGTACCACTAGCAACACCTATTCCGCTCGAACTTCCTCTACCACCCATTTATCCTGGCTCCTTTCCATTTATCCTGAAACGCTTTTATGTGTACAATATTCCCCTTGCATTCGTCTGGAACATTGCCGTAAAACAATATAGTTTCCGGTCTAAGTTTTTCGCACATAACCTCATAACCTGATATGAATGCGGCTTTTGCAGCATTGTCATTCTGTGTTCCTATAGATGATACTGCCACCGTGCCACCCTTAGGTTCTCCGTCAAAACACCATTTGAATGACTTTTCGTCGCTCCAACATATAGTTGGAATAACTTCAATTCCGTTATCTTCCCAAAACGCACCGAGCCAATGCTTGCGGTAATGATTGTATATCTGCATTGCTGTCGGAAAATCAGCATATAGTGAAAAATCAGGAGTAAGGACACATCTGAAACCTTTGAGAATATCAAGATAGGCGGTCGGATTGTTCCAAAGCCTGAGAAATTGATAATCATCAAGAAAGAAATGTACTCCCTTATTCTGCCTGTTCTTTGTCGTCTTTGCATAATTAAAGCCAATAAGTTCAGGAAAATCTGTAATCTTTGAGCCTGTCAGCTGAGGTATATCATATTTACCTGCACCAGCATAAAAGCCGTGCTGTAAATTTTCATAGCGTTGTTTATTATTCAATTCAGCACCGCCTTTTTTTGTTTTCCAACGCAAAAAGCACCCCATAGGAGTGCCTCTTGTGAAAATATTTTAAGGAGTTTTGTAAAATGGTGGAGCAGGTCTGAGCGGTGGCTCGCTCTCGACCTGCATAAGCCCCTTACGGGGCTTAGAAAATTGGAGGTGACTTCAATGAAAGTACAAGTCTGAGGTACATCTACACTTTCCTCAGTTTAAATTATAACATAGGTAAAACGAACAGAGCGAACAAGTTTAAGCATTTTGCAAAAATCTTTTGACTGCCATTCTACAGCCGTCCGCTGTACCTCCGACCTTGTGTCCTATCTGTATCCAAGTAAAGCCTTTTACAAACCTGAGTACAAATATCTTTCTCATCTGTCTATCCTCTATCCCCTTGATAAATTCCTCCACAGCCCTCTGCTCACGCTCTAGCCGTGCCTGTTCGCACAGCAGTGAAAGTGTATCACCACTCGGCAGAAAGCCGTCTATGCGTGTGCTGTGTGGTGTATAGGACGGCGGAGTGCATACGCTGATACTGTCGGCAACGTACTTGCCTGAAAGCTCTGCCTTGATGTCCTCAATGGCTGAGGCGTTCCTGCGGTAGGCTTTCAGGCGTGACATGGTCATTGGGTCGTTTCTTTCCATAGGATCTCTCCTCTCTGTATCTCTTACGAATTGTTATCACCTTTTCAGTCTAGCTCCGCAGTTAGGGCAGTATTTCGTTGCGACAAACGCCCCAATGTAATGGAAATCATCATCACACACGGAGCAGTGAAAGCATTGTATCCTATTATTTTCGTCCGGATCTCTTTCGGGTATCCAATACCCACGCTTGACTTCCTGCACGTCTGCGGTAGGCACTGTTGCCATTACATCTACCAGTTCAGACAGTGCAATGCCTAGTTTATCGCTTATAATTTCTGCCGTTTTAACAGCGTCAATATATCTTGACATTGTTATACCTCCTCAGTTTGTCTATACTCCTTAATTCCCAGCACAACATACCCATTCTTTATTCCCCAGCCGTTGAGGATATATGTTATCTTGTATGTATGTCCTGATATCTCATGTTTTGCGTGTTCTCTTACTGTGCCGTCTGAGCTACAATAAGACGTTCCGTCAGTCGGTATAAATCTTATCAGATCTCCCGTCTGAAAACCTCTGTCATTCTTTCTGACCTCAAAAGTTTTCTCACCGCTCAGAACAGCGCCACAAAAGTCTATGCTAAGTTTCAGATTATGTGTTTTCACTCTTACCCCTCCTATAAACTCATCTGACTATCATCATAGTCAACTTTCCTCGTTGTCAGCCTGCCGTTATAATCAAGATAGCTGTTCAACCTTTTGTACCTTTCGCTGGTCTTGTCAGCCATAAATCTATTGTCCTGCTCAGGCGGAGTTGGCAGGTAATACTCCTGTGGGATTTCCAAATCGTTAGCTGTGCAGATATCCAGAATATATTGCTTGTATGCCAGAACGTGGTTTCTGCACAAATTGGCATTACAGCCGTCAGGCCATGAAGGGTCACTGCAGCCATGCTCGATAATGGACTTGTACCGTTCTATCGACTTTGCGAGTTCTGCCGAATACTGTTTTAACAGTTCTTCGGGTGTTTTACATTTTGCCATATTATCACTCCTCACACCTCAACTCTTCCAGCCTACAATACACCAACGTATTGCCACAAGTCTTGTCAGCGATCTCCGCCTGATAGAAGAACTGACCTGTCTTACTGCTCTTGCGGATAATGCACCCTGTCAGTTCGTAGCAATCAGAGCCGTTGTAGCTCACCATGCGTCCGAGACTTTTCTTTACTTCGTGTATCGTCATAGCTCCTCTATCCTCACATAAATGCCAGGTATGTCCGCCCAGAACTTCTCGCATATCTCGCTCGCCACAAGTTGGTCGTCAGTCCAAAAGTCAAGCTTTGTCATGCAGTCCTTGAACATCTTTTGCAGGTTGTCTGTGTCAGGCTTGCTGGTCTTGTACTCTCCGTCCTTGTGCTTGCCGTCATTAGGAAACAGCCATTTTGTTACCAGCCTTATCCCACAGATGTATTTCTCAGGCGGTCTGTGCCTTGCAAGGTTTGCCGTGAGCTTTTCTTTTGCCTCCTTGACTTCGGGTGGATCATAAAATATTGGCTTGCCGTTTCTTACCGCCACCTTGTGTTCCTGTGCTGTAGCCGTCGGCGGTATCATCGCCATAAAAAATTCAGTCATCATCTTCCTCCTCGCATTTGAAATCTACTCCGTGCCACTTGTGTGACTTGTCATCATACACCAATGCTCCCGACTGTTTGACCATATCCCAAATGTATTTGAGTACCTGCGGCTGTTTCACGAGCCACCAAAGCGTGCGTGATTTTCGATAGTCGAAATCTTCATTAGGCAGCTTATGAAAAAGCGGTGGCATTTTCTTAGCTGCATTAACAACGTCTTGCCTTGCCTTACTTCTTGTTGCTTTCATCTGCGTGTGCTCCTCTCGTGCGTCATTATTCTGATTACTTTTTCGTCGGGGCAGTTTCAAGCCCCCGACAAAAAGTATTGTTTATAATAATAGATTTGTCTGTCCGTCCGACAAACTCGGTAATTTTCGATATTGTCCGACAAGAAAAAAGTTCGATTTTGTCCTGACACTTTTTCGATTTTTTCCTGTCTGTCTAAAGTTCAAAAATTCGATTTTGTCTTGTCTGTCTACTGAGCTTTTAAGCCGCATTCTCCCTCTTCTATCCAAAAGCCACCATGCTCTTTGAGGTATCTTCCAACGGTCTTTTCACTCTTTCCTATGTACTCCGCCAGCTCAGAAATGCGGCACTTGCCGTTCTCCTGCACACCGCTGAAAGCTGTTTCAATGCTCTCCTTGCGCTCCTTGCTGCGGTCTTCATTGGTCTTCTTCTTGCTGAAATTCTTTTTCCAATTCGGTGAGATGTCCTCTACCTCGCAGTCTTTAAGCACGCCCACAGTATCCTCTCTGTGAACAGGATAATCAAACCACATATTGAGTGGAGCAAATTTCGGGAACTCTCTCAGAGTACCCTCTATACGCCATGCCGTGCGGTTTCTTACTGCAAGCTTAGCCTTGTCTATGTCGGCCATCATAAGCTTGTATGAGTTCGGGTGCAGGTACTTGTGCGTTATCTCAAGCATTTTTGACGGCGTAACAAGATCGTCCTGTGAACAAAGGTCATCAGTATTTCTGTAAAATCTCCTCATCCAGTTCTCACAGATATGGCAAACAGCTTCGTCCTCCTGCTGCTTGTAAAGGCTGTCTGAAATGTCAAGCTCTGAAAGGTCAAGAAGTGCGTCAGGGTCTCTTGCAAACACGCCCGAACCGCTGGCTCTGTCCATTGAACGCTTACCGCCCTGCGCTCCCTTTGAGTGGTGGTGGCAGTATATGACCGCACAGCCAAGCTCTGTGCATACCTTGTCAAACTGGTTGCAGAAGTGCGCCATTTGGTCTGCTGAGTTCTCGTCGCCTGTTATGACCTTGTAGATAGGGTCTATTATCACGGCAATGTAATTCTTCTTGCTTGCTCGGCGTATAAGCTTTGGTGCAAGCTTGTCCATTGGTACGCTGTGACCTCGCAAGTTCCATATGTCTATGCTACTGAGGTTATCAGGTTCTAGGTGCATTGCGGTGTACACGTCCTTGAAACGGTGCAGGCAAGATGCTCTGTCAAGCTCTAGGTTGACGTATAGTATCTTTCCTTTGGTGCATTGCCAGCCAAACCACTTGACCCCCTCAGCTATCGCCACGCACATCTCTATAAGTGCATAAGACTTGCCTGCCTTTGACGGACCTGCAATGAGCATTTTGTGGCCCTGTCTGAGAACACCGTCAATAAGTGGTGGTGCAAGCTCAGGCAGGTTATCCCACTCAGCACTCAGGCTCTCAGGGTCAGGGAGATCGTCATTGATACTTTCTATGTAATCTTTCCATTCCGAAAAGCTTTCTTTGCCTATATTCTTGTCAATGATGAACTGTTTCTTGCCGTTTCTCATAACGCCTGGCATACGGCTAAGACGTGAGGGATTGCGGTTTTGTTTATCTATGTCAAGACCGCTTTCCTTGCAGACCTTGTAAAGAAAATCAACACGCCTGCGGTATTCATCATAGTTGGGAGCGTCTATCTTGACGATAGCGTGAACGCTCTTTCCACCACTGTATACAAGCACAGCGATAGGAAGTTCAAGCTCTCTCATCACAGCATTCTGCTGTTCTATAGGCATACTGTCGCTTTCAACAAGAGCATAGCGGTAGTCTGTTACATTCTCGTTCTTTACGCCCTTGCCGTCAAGAGGGTTGAAGCGGATCCACGCTCCGGCTTCTTCCTTGTAGTCGCCAAACACCGCACCAATGTCGCCGTTACATTCGCCAAGCCTCTTGATAAGCTCCCCTGCCGTCCTGTCACAGCACCCCTTTGTAGGCAGATACTTGGTCTTGCCGTCCTTTTCTGTTTCCCACGTTTGCGTAACATAGCCCACGTTCTCCCCTGCCTCAAAGAGTGTTTCAAGATATGTGACTATCTCCTTGACAGGATCCCATTGGGCAGGCTCGGTGATCGGTATGCCCTCACCGCCGTTTACAAGGGGGCTGCTTTCTTCTGCAACTATCTCGCCGTCCCAATCGTATGCCTTAAACTCATGGGGGCTGTATCCTCTTTCCTTTGCCATTTGCACGATAGTTCCTGCGGTCACGGGCTGAGCATTGCCGTTAAAGCCTTGCCACTTGTGTTCGCACTCACCACTGTGATAACGGCTGTCTGACCTCGACCAACTGTCCCAATCGTTCACGGAATAGCCCTCGTGCTTGAGAGCCATTCCCACGTTGACCCATTCCTGATAATCACAGCTTGCAGGGTCTATGTATTCAAGCATTTTAAGCAAATTTGTGTTATCCATTCACTTCTCCTTAGTTCTCAGGTGTGTATGTTTTCGGGTCGATATCTCTCGGCACTCTCCAACCATTGGCAGAGATACGTGCTATCATCCTGCTTGCGCTGTCAAAGTTCCACGAGCCGACGTGTTCAAAACCCTTGCTTTCAAGCAGCCTTATCTGCTTTGGTGTGGTAAGTCCTGCATTGCGGCGTTTTTCAAGTCGGTCAAGGATAAGCTTTGCCTTGCCTGCGTTGTCTATATCGTCAGGGAAAATGCCCAGCTTTTCAAGCTTTGCTTTCTGCTTGTCGGTAGCAGGAGCACACTCCCAGCCAAAAGCAGGAACGTAAGAGGACAAGTCCTCAGCCTGTATTGACATTTCATACTGCAAAGGGTCAACGAGCTTTCGCTTGCGTGTTTTCATTTCTTTGAGCTGCTTTGCCAAAGACTCTTCACGCTGTGCCACAACGTCCTCGCTTGCCTGTTTTTCTGCCTCTTCGATATCCACTGCACAGCCTGCCTCATTGGCAAGGTTTTCGGTCATTTTCTCAGCGACCTCTTCATTCTGACAGATAAGGTGTGCAGGTCTGCAAAGCTCGTGGCGTTCTGTGTGCCACAGAAAGTCAAGCAGTAAAAGCTCTGTCTTTCCCTCGCAGAGCCTTGTGCCTCTGCCTACCATTTGACAGTAAAGCCCACGCACCTTTGTTGGTCTTAGTACGATAACGCAGTCAACTGACGGACAGTCCCAGCCCTCTGTGAGGAGCATTGAGTTGCACAGCACATTGTATTCGCCCTTGTCGAAAGCTTCAAGTATTTCCGCTCTGTCTGTGCTTTCTCCGTTGACCTCAGCGGCGTTGAAACCCTTGCTGATAAGGATATCACGGAACTTCTGAGAGGTCTTGACAAGCGGCAGGAACACAACTGTCTTGCGTTCCTTACAGTATTTGAGCATTTCATCAGCTATCTGATAAAGATATGGGTCAAGTGCTGTGTCGATATCACTTGCCTTGAAATCTCCTGCCTGAGTTGATACTCCTGAAAGGTCAAGTTTCAGCGGTATGGTTATAGCCTTGATAGGTGAAAGATAGCCCTCTTTGATAGCCTGCGGCAGTGTGTATTCATATGCAAGGCTGTCGAACACCGAGCCTAAGTTTTTCATATCGCCCCTGTCAGGTGTAGCCGTTACACCAAGTACCTGAGCTTCAGGAAAATGGTCAAGCACTCTCTGATAGCCGTCTGAGATAGCGTGATGAGCCTCGTCGATGATAATGGTATCGAAGTATTTTTCCGAAAAGCCTTTGAGCCTTTTCTCACGCATAAGGGTCTGAACTGAGCCTACTACCACACGATACCAAGAGCCTAAACAGCTTTGCTCTGCTTTTTCGGTGGCACAGCCAAGCCCTGTTGACTTCATAAGCTTGTCAGCCGCCTGGTCGAGCAGCTCGCCCCTATGGGCAAGGATAAGCACACGCTTACCCTGCCGCACACATTCTTCCGTAACAGCCGAGAAAAGTATTGTCTTTCCCGTTCCTGTGGGCAGAACTGCAAGGACTTTGTTTATTCCCTCAGACCATTGTTCGAGTATAGCAAGCTTAGCCTCGTTTTGATATGGTCTTAAATTCATCATCAGAACGCACCGGCTTTCCAGCCACCTGTCTGAGCAGGCTGACTATACTGTGGCGTCTGCATCTGAGCAGGCTGAACAGTAGTCACATTCTCGTCATAGGCATAGAGTTTCTTTATCTTGTTGCACTGCCTTTCCTCATCGTCCTTGTTCTTGTAGTTGTCAACGTAGACGTGACACTTGCCCTTTTTGCCTGTGATAGCGTTCCAGTTCATTTTCAGCGGCTCGCCGTGTTTTTTCAGACCGAGAGCCAGGAAAAGTGCTGAGAGTTTCCGCTCAAACTTATTGCAGAGGAAGAAGTTTTCTGTTATCTCCACGCTGTCCTCTGCACCCCAAATGGTGAATGTGACCTTTGCCATATTGCAGGACGGCATTTTTGCCGACCCCTCGTATCTTGTACGCTCAAACTTGCTGACGGTGAAGTCATAGTCCCCCTCAGGGAGCAGGACAAAGTCCCCACCCTCGTTGACTATCTCATCTTCCCAGCCGTATTCTATAAAATTATCCATAGTGTTGTCCTCCTTTTAAAATGGTACTTTCTGATTTTCTCTGATAAGCGGCAGCATTTGCTCCCAAGCACCTATCAGACAGCCCTGCACGAAGTCGTCAGGATAGTTTGTAATAGGGGTATCATAGGGGAAATAGTTTCTCTGAGATACCACAAGACGTATATCCGATTCGCTTACGTTGTTGGCTCTCATAAGGTCTGCAAGCGCTTTCGGTATGCCCTCAGGGATAACGATAGGTGGTGCAACGTCCTCAAAGCCGCTGAGATCAGTAAGAGGTTCTTCTGCCTTTGGTGCAGCTGTCGGCTGAGCCTGCTGCAATGTCACTGCGTTTGATGTCTTATGAGGTGGCTGCGGTGCTGCTTTCGGCTGTGCAAGCTGCTCTTGCACACGTCTTGGCATCGGCACAGGCTTAGGCATTTCAGCAGGCTGTGTATACGCAAACAGGTGAGCTATACCACTATATTCAAAAGGCATTTCAGACGGAAGTCCGTCACGATTTTTAGCGTCCCAGCAAGGGTGATGTGTGGTGTACATAACACGGTCGCCGCCCTGAGCCTTGAACTTCTTGCCGTCCTTATCCACAGCTACTGCATATGTTTTGTAGTTTGCAAACAGCACCATATCTGCCCATTCTTTCACAAGAGGCGATATCTGAGAAGAAGTTTTCTTGCCGAGCTTTAACTCCCAACGGTCATAAGCCCCCAGCTCGTCAGGCTGTTCAAACTTTCTCATTTGAGCGTGAGCCGTAAGCACAACGTTGATACCGCTGTCAACTACCTCCTGCAAGAGATTAAGAAACTTGCCTATCTCCTCTTTTTCGTAAACATAGCCATTGCCGTAGCCGAAATCTTCAATGCCTTTCTTCTGATGTGCCGAGCAGATCGTTTCAATGCAAAGCTGTTCAGCCCAATCAAATGTATCAATGACAAGGGTCTTGCAGAGCCTGCCGTTCATAGCTTCCTTTACCTCATTTTTGAGCATTTCCCAGCTTGTTGGCTTAGGAAAACGTCTGATGTTCAGCTTCTTTGTGCTGCCCTCAGTATCAATAAATACAGGGTCGGGGAATTGAGCCGCCAAAGTGGATTTGCCTATGCCCTCAGGACCATATATCACGACTTTCTGTGCGGAGCTTACAACTCCTGATGTTATCTCATACATTAAAATGCACCTGCTTTCCAAGTTTTCGTTTCTGTGTTTTCTTCCTTATCATTGTCCATTGACCTGCCGTCCTCAATAATGATACTGCACTCGTCACCTGTGGAAACTCTTGTGGCTATCGCCTGCAAGCCCTGTGCTTCAAGCCACTTGCCGAAGTCTTCAAGGGTGTCGGTATCCATTTGTTCAAGCTTGTCCAGCAGGACAAAACCGCAGTCAGGATTGAGTTTTCTTACGATAGAGGTAGCGACGATAAGCTGTTCAGCACCGCTGATACTGTCCCACTTATGCCCGTTATACAGCAACTCTCCGTCCTCAACTGAAAGCCCCTCAAGGGGCAGGTCGGCATTTTTGAGCAAGTCAGTTTTAGCCTGCCTTACGTCCTCTATCTGCTCAGTGAGATATGTATACTGTGAACGGTAGTCCTCAGCGTCTATCTCAGCTTTCTCCCTGTCGAGGTTTGCTCTTATCTTCTTGTTCAGCTCCTCGATATCTGAGATATTCTTTTCAAGCTCCGCTGTGCTTTCGTCCACAAGGTCTTGAGCGTCAAGGCTTGCAAGCTTGAAGTTGTTCACTGCCGCTTCATAGCTTGCTTTTGCACGTTCATAGGCAGACTTAGCAATCTCCAGCTGCTTTTCATAGTATTCTTTCTGGTCACGCTTACGCTGATTCTCGCCGTTGCGTGCAAGTATATCCTGCTGCTGTCTGATAAGCTCCGAAGCCGAAACAGGCTCGGCAGGGACGTTTGCATACACGGGCATTTCCTTTGCGAACTTAGACTTCTGGTCTGCTATTCTGCCGATAGCAGTACGCTGGTCATAGAGGGAATGTTCCTTATGTTCCAACTGATAGAGCGTATCACCCACACCGATTATTTTCAGCAGAGTTGAAGCTTTTTCCTTGCTTGACTGATTTATGAACTTAGGCAGGTCAAGTGCAAACTGCTCAACGAAGCTGTTCAAAAGCTGCTGACCGCCTTTTTTACCTGTGCTGTCGGTGACTTTGAGAGAGCTGTTCTTACCCGAACGCTCCACTACTATACCGTTGTCGAGGGTGATCTTCAAGTGCGGTTCGACAACAGACCCCTCACGCTGAGGAGAGGACGGCTTATACTTGTCTCCCCCAAGTGCCCAAGCGATAGCGTCAAGGACAGAGGTCTTGCCCTGCCTGTTCTTACCGCCGATAACAGTAAGTCCATTCTTTGCAGGCTCAAGCTGTACGGCTTTTATTTTCTTTACGTTTTCAAATTCAAGTGAGTTTATTTTTACTGACATTTTTCATTCTCCTTCAACTGGTTTTTCATCCATTCATCAAACTTTTGCAGTTCTTCATCTGTCGGCTCGTCCTCAGGTCTGCCCTTATCAAAGCCCAACGTACAGCCACTTTCAAAGCAACAGCCTGCTAGGTCGGCAGAGCATTCCACATCATCGCCATATTCACGATATCCCCAAGCGCAATCCTGACAGCACTTCATGACAGGATCTATACAGCGTGTTGGCAAGCCTTTCATTTGCCGTCACCGCCTCTCAGCCTCTCGATGTTGTGCTTGAAAGCCTCAACATATCCTGTCAGGAATTCGTTTGGGTAATCATCGAGGGCTATTTTCGCCATTTCCTCTATTCCTTCTTGACAAATGTCAAGCAATGTGCTATCATCAAGGTGTGTTGAATTGGTATCTTTTGATACCTCCGAGCTTGTGCTGTTGGCAGACAGTGCAGGCTCGTTTTCTTTTATGTAGAGGGCAAAATACACGCCACATCTATAAAATCTTTTGCCAAGCGGACATTGTGTGCAGTCCATATTTCCGTCAGTGCAAACCTCCACCGCCTTTTCAATTTCCTCTTTCGTTATCATCTTTATCCTCCCTTACCGGCTGTACGCTCATATACTGCTTGCCGTCATAGTCCATCTTCTTCACAGGTTCAATCCCTTTCTCACGGAGCGACCTCGCGGCATCGCCAAGCCCTCTGTCGAAGTCCTCACGGATCTTGTAGAACGCACATCTGCGACAGTAGTCCTTCGTTGGCGTTACTGTCAGTGCACCGCACTCGCCAGGATTGACATTTGAACGGAACACGCAAAGGCTTACCGCCCCGCTGCCATTGTCAAGGGGCTTGTCCCTCTTAAATACCTCTCTCATCACTATCATCGTCTTCGTCCTCCTCGTTTTCAAAACGTTTCTCCCAGTGCCTATCAGCCACGCTCAGAACAAGATATATCACTACATCTATCCCTGCAAGCACGGCTATTGTTATCAGCAGTATCAACGCCATTTTACCACTTTCCTTTCATTTCAACTTCGACCTTGACCACGGGTCTGCCTGCTTCTCTCACCGCACGCTTTATGCTCTTCTCTGCTTCCTCGTAGGCAGTTTCTTTTACGCTTACATACCACCTGTACGCAACATACATTGCAAGCACCACCAAGAGCGCTACCGCTGCGGCACATCTGATTATCTCTAACACGGCTATCATTTTCTCACGTCCTTTCCGTAAAGCGTGCGGAGTTTTTTAAGCCTTTTCTCGAAGTTGTCGATATCAATGCCCCACACCTCGTAGGCTATCTCGGTATTGACCGAGTGTGGCAACCATGACTTCACACCACGCTTTTCCATTTCTTCCTTAACAGCTTTCTTGATCTTGATAGTCTGCGTTTCACCTGTGCCGAACAGTGCCTTGATATCCGCATTGGTTATCTCGGGCTTTTCATAGTACAGCCGCACTGCCATTTCAATGTCAGGTGACCTCATTTATCTCACCTCCTCGATAATCGAGACAGTTTCGCCCGAACTAATAGCGTTCGCTTTTACTTTCCATAAAGCCTCACGTTCGCTATCGGCAGATACTGTATAGACCCAGTTGCGATTATACCGGTCTGTCGTTGTTACCTTGTACAGTTTCATTGCTTTGTCACTCCTCATTGTGTTTTCTGTCATTTCTGCTTCCAGCGAACATATCCTGCAAACATTGCTAGTTATCATGAGCGACAACGGAACTGTGTTGTCAAGTCCTGCAAGCATACATATACCGAATGCAAGCGGACTTGCTAGGCACAATGCAATGCCAAGATAGTAGGCTATCTTTTTCAAATTCAACGTTTGCCCTCCTCATATTGTGATCTTGTTACAATCAGCTCTCCGTCAAGAGTCCAATACTGAATGACCTCTCTACAGGGGTCATCTTCTGTTCCTGCACCTTTCAAGGCTCTTGTTACGATCACCTGTTCAACTCTGGCATTGTCACACCCTCTTGGTTTTATGTTGTCTGTCAT